GTAAGTGTGTGATGTGGCTTCGCCCTGTTTGGCTTCCCCCATATCAATTTCCGTCACACGCCCGCGCATCTCGATTTCATACAGATCGCTTTCTGCATCGGTGTAGTATTCACCCACAAAACGCAGCAGCGTGCCGTCAATCGTGCCGCCATACTTAAGGAACAGCGCACGAACAGCTCCCCCCATGACAAAACTCGCATCAAGCGCGGAGTCGTCCAGACCGAGATCAATACTTACCGCCCCCATCATGCCGCCCCCCCGGTAGCTGTCGGTTTTGCGCGTCAGTTTGGGCGGCGTGACGGATGTCACTTTGCCCACTTCGTTTTCACCATCCACAAACAACGTAAAAAAGCGAAGATGTTTTGGTACAGCCATCAGGCACCTCCCAGCACCGCAAATGCGGGACCAAAGAATTCATCAGTAAACGTCTGGTAAAGCTCCATGTCTTCCAGTGGCGGAACGGGCGTATATTTGTAGCGAATACGCACACGCCCCTGACGTAAATCCGTGGTGCTGTTATCCACCACGTCATACCAGCACTCCGCGCCAATCAGTTTCCCGGCAGTAACCAGTGAATCCAGTTTTGCCCTGATGGCACTGATAACATCCTTCACGTTCGCAGGCGTCAGTGGACTGTCGATGGTTTCAAACTGCGCTTCCGCAATTGAATCAGCAAGCACCTGTGCGGTTCGGGTATACACCTCAAAGATGTAGGCGTTCGTTTCCGGTGTGCGGTTGCCCCAGAAGCGGAACCCGTTGCGACGAATAATGGTCGTGATTTCTTTGTTGTTGAGGCTGTTGGCATCGCTGTCTTCGGCCTGCAACGACCAGAACACATGCCTCGACATCCCCAGCACATTTTTAACCGGAACGTTGGACAGTGATTTGTGCCATCCCTGCTCATGGTCAATGTACGCACGAAGGCCACACGCATAGGCAGGCGCGGGGAACGTTTCGTTTTTGCCACTTTTCGGGTTGTAGGCGATGAAGTCCGGCCATAAGAGCATCACCTCACGTTCGTTGAATTTCTGGCGGTAGGTAATCGCCTCAGCCATCGTGTTACAGCCGTGACATGAGGCATACACAAACGCGCGCAGTTTACCTGCAATCACGCACAGGGATTTTGTTACAGCCTCCGTGTCCAGCTCCGGCGCGGCCAGAATACGCGGACGGTATCCGATGCTTTCATCCTGCTCTGCAACAAGCAGCGCATACATCCCCGTATAGCTGCCGTCATCCTCAGAACCACCGATAACCAGTTGATCCTGCGTCTTTCCGTCTTCTTCTTTGTGTTCAGCCACGCGAACGACGATCACCTTTGTGCTCACCTGGTCTGCGATGGCCTTAAGCGCACGATAAAGCGTCCCCGTTGTTCCGCATTTTCCCAGCACGTCATTGACGCGGGTCAGCAGTGTGGGCTTGTTCAGCGGGAACAGCTCCGCGTCCGCATCATCCGCCGTTGCCACGATACCGATAACACTGGAATCAACATCATTAATCGCTGTTACCAGGTCGGTACTTTCCGTAACACGGGCACCATGAAAACGAGTTTCACTCATAGCTTCAGCCCCTTGTATCCGTTAAATGATTCGGCAACAATCATCACCCACCACGCGCGTAATCTCACCCCTGCGCCGTTCTCCCGCCCCGGCGACAACAAAAAGCAGTAACCCCCTCCGCACGCACATGCGACCATGCCACACAGGGAGGGAGCAGATGACCGACACCACCATGCAATTGCTCAGTCAGGGCACAGACCCCGTGAAAATGCCGGATTTTGATATTCTCGCGGAGGGTAAAACGCTGTCAGGCGTGGCAGAGCGCCTGATGAGCCTGTCACTGACCGACAACCGGGGATTTGAGGCGGACCAGCTCACCATCACGCTGGATGATGCGGATGGTCAGTTGCAGCTACCGCCACGGGGCGCGCGCCTGACGGTTCTCATTGGCTGGAAAGGAGAACCGCTGACAGAAAAAGGCACTTACATTGTTGATGAAATCGCTCACGAAGGACCGCCGGACAGGCTGACTGTTTCAGCCAGAAGCGCAGATTTTCGGGATGAATTTAACGTTAAACGTGAGGTGTCCTGGCATGATGTGACCGTTGAGCGTGTGGTATCCGCCATCGCTCATCGGTATGGTCTGAAACCGCAAATCAGCGAAATGCTGATGGATATCGAAATCGACCACGCCGACCAGACCGAAGAAAGCGACATGTCCTTCCTTACGCGCATGGCGGAAATGCTGGGCGCAATCACCACGGTAAAAAGAGGTAATCTGTTATTCATCATGCCCGGCGGTGGCGTGAACGCACAGGGCCAGCCGTTGCCCTCGTTCGCCATCACACGCAGCAGCGGCGATCGCCATCAGTTCCGCATTGCTGACCGCGAGGCGTATACGGGGGTACGCGCCTACTGGCTTGATCTTAATTACGGGAAAAAGAAAAAAGTCAGCGTGAAACGCCGCAAACCGTCAAAACCAAAAAAGGAGAAAAGCAGCAGCCGGGAAGGCGACTATATGGAAGGTGCGGAAGGCAACGTGTTTGTGTTACGCAAAACTTATCAGAACGAGCAGGCAGCAAGACGTGCAGCGGCGGCAAAGTGGCAGCAGCTACAACGCGGAGCCGCATCATTCTCCATCACACTGGCGCATGGACGTGCAGAACTCTACCCCGAAATGCATGGCACGGTAACAGGATTTAAAAGCGAGATTGATAATCAGGACTGGATTATTGCAAAAGCCGAGCACACCATTGATAACAGCGGCTTTACCACGCAGCTTGAGCTTGAGGCAAAAATCCCGGAATGGATAGCAGAAACAGAGTGAGCAACTTAAATGTATTAACTCAGAACGGATCAACACACTCACAACATAGAGTCAATATAGCTGCTCGCTTTGTTCCAGCAAGGATGCCTATTTCTAAGGAAAAACAGAGCAGAAACATATGGTGTTTTCCTACCTGACATCAGGGGTGGTAAGAATCATGCTTTGATAACCAATTGATAACTATTATTATATTAATCTAACACCATTGACATAGTTGAGGTTTGAATGAACAAAAAGCTGTATTTATTCCCAGACTCAAACATTTTTCTACAATGCAAGGACTTGACGCAGGTAAATTTTTCCGAGATTACTGCTTGTGATGAAGTATGTATCATTATTACAAGGCCCATTCAGCAAGAGATTGACCGCCAGAAAGGGCAAGGTAATTCCCGCCTATCCAAAAAAGCAAGGAAGGCTGCTAGCCTATTTAATCAAGTAGTTGATTCAACTGACATGACTCTTGTTATTCGTGAACGCTCGCCGCGAGTTTTTCTTACCATGGATCTAAGCCTGAAACCATGTGAACAGTTATCTGAACAATTGGATTATCAGGAGGCCGACGATCGTTTTGTTGGTATTGCGGCAGGGTATTGCGCTGACGATCCAGATTCGGAGGTGGCAATCATTACCAATGATAGCGGTCCACGTTTTTCAGCAATAAAACATAATATAATCTGCTATAAAGTGCCTTCTTCATGGTTGCTTCCTGCTGAGCCAGATGAAAAGGATAAACAAATTAAATTGCTGGAAGCTAAGCTGAAGCAATTCACTCAGTCTATGCCCGATTTCAGCATTAAAGTAGCCGATGACGAGCAATTAAATATTGTACTTCCTTATTATACAGCTTTATCTGAATATGAAGTTGATAATTTGCTTTGTCAACTAACGGATGCATTCCCATTGGTTACAAACTTTGACAATGAACAAACTACCCCACAATCACTAGAAAAAATCATCAAGTCATTTAGTCAACAGGAGTATTTCCCTGTATCAGCAGATGATATTTCTCTTTATAAAGAAAAACATTATCCACTTTGGAAAAAGCAGTGTGAAGAAATACTGAAAAACTGTCATACTCATATTAATCCGAAGGCAATAAAATACCCGCTGTCGTTTTTATTACAAAACACAGGTTATACTATCGCTGAACGTGCTGTGGTAACATTTACAGCAAAAGGAGATTTTCGTCTGTGTGGATTTAATTGGGAGATAATGGAAGAGCTGACTGAAAGCAAAAGGATTGACCTACCTTCAGCCCCTACCGCCCCCAAAGGAAAATGGCGTAGTGTATGTGGCGTAACAGAAAGAATGCCTTACGCTGGGGGAGCTTTGGAAACACCGCTATCCAGTATAATTTCAAAAGAAATTGGTCCTTTGTTATCTCTTACTCCAACAGAAAGGGATAAAAACGATTTTTATTATAAAGAAAAGAGAAATGAGCCAGTTCAAGTTGTATCGCTGGAATGCGAAGAGTGGCGTCATCAAGTCAAAGAAGAAATATTCCCGTTGTTCGTATATACAGCCAACAAACCAAAGAAAGTGAATGGTGCAATTGAGGTGAGAGTTGATGCAAATAACCTTACCAATCCGGTCATTAAAACATTTAAATTAAAAATAACTATAGAAGAACATAGTGCATTTTCAACCATAACAGAAATGGTGCAGACATACATTCAAGAGCAGAAGAAAAGACAGAAAAGTTCTATTAGCGCACAAATCAAAACATGAGGGTGTACTCAAATAATACAATGCTATAGTAAATCTATAAGTGCATAACTATTTCCTGATCTTTTCCCAAAATAGATGACAGGATAAAAAACATTCCAATCTTTTACAGGCTTTGGATAAATCGTATCAAAGCCTATTTCTTCAAGAGTTAAATCACCGCTTTTCGCTCGAAACGGACTGGCTGTTGGAGTATGAGCCAGAACAACTTAGAATAGCCCCTGCACTACGTTAAGGGAGGTCGCTATGTTCCGTTGTCCGCTTTGTGGCGCATCTGCCCGTATCCGCACCAGTCGTCCGGAAAATGATTCAAACACCGTGCGGCAAAAGTATTACCAGTGTAACAATCTGGAATGCGGCGTATGCTTCTCAACACTGGAAGCTTTCCATAAATTCACATCAAAACACGCCTCCGGCGTTCACTCTTCAGAAGATATCCCGTGGCATGATCTGCCAGCTTCACACAGGGGAAACAATCAGATGAGCTTGCCTTTACCTCAGAATTAACAGGCAGAATTGCCGGAGTAACAAAAAAGCGATAGATTACGCGCGGGTGCCTTTCGGCTGATGGTCGGAGGGAATACCCGAAGGCCAGATGTGGAAAGGCCCCGGAAAACATCTCTGTTTAACCGAGGCCCTAACCGCATTACCTTGACAAGTGAAAGGTTAGCGCCTCTCCGGAAAAGGAGCAAGTGCTATGTCGCAAAAATCGCTTACGACCATCACGTTCTGCGTGACGGCAATCCTCATCATCTGGATGTTGCACGGTTCGCTGTGTGAAATACGGATGAGCTTCTGGGGAGCGGAGTTTGCGGCGTTCTTACAGTGTAAGCAGTAAGGAAACCGCGACGGGGGAGTAATCCCCCGTCAATCGGTTGCCAGGGTAAGGTCGATAAGGCACCCTATCTCACAGCTCTAAATGCAAAAATTCCATGAAACTGTGGGATTTTTGCATCACATACTGATGCAGACCAGCCCTTCTATATGCCTCACTCTATACCAGCTAATCAATTGACACTTATCAATAAAAAAAATCTGATAAAATCAAAATGTTTTGTAACAAATATCAACTCGTATTAATCCAAAGGAGGCGGATTACATGGCATTAATCAAATGTCCTGAATGCCAGAAAGAGGTGAGCGATTCAGCATTGTATTGCCCTGCTTGTGGTAAACAACTACAAAAACTTAAGCGTTCATTTTTTGGACGGATCATTAAGTGGGTTTTTATATTATTTAATATTTTTATGATCTATACGCTTTTAGTTGGACTAGGAGGCACTAGTGAAATAATAAATAATGCCACATCCGATGCCGAAAAAGCCGGTGCAGTTATTGGTACAGGCTTAGGTTTAATTACCATTGGAAGCTTATGGGTTATTGGCGATATCATTATCGGAATTTTAGTATTTCTTACTAAACCAAAGGGATAATAAAATGAAAAATATGATTTTTTCTATAGGTGCATCATTTATATCAATTAGTGTACTGCCTGTTCACGCAGCAACTGAACATAAGAACTTCAATGCAGTACTCCAGTGCCGAGCAATAGAAAATAATAAAGACAGACTTTCTTGTTACGATAAGTCAATACAACCGACTCGAACGAAAGTTGCTGAAAAATTCGAAAGCAGAGATCAATGCCCTGATGAGAAAGATGATGATAGACGTTTATCTTGTTATGATCGTTTCTTTTCTCCAACATTTACTCCATCTGTAAACTCAAAATCTAAAACGGAAAAGCCAGTAACAACAGAGGCTCAGCAACCAAATCTTTCTGAGATATCTAAATGTCGTGCAGAAAATGATAAAGAAGCCAGACTAAACTGCTACGATAAACTATTCCCACAGGATAAAGCCGTTCAAGCTGAATCAAAATTAGAGAAAGCCACAGATGTAGGAAAATGGCACACATCCATTACTACATCGCCAATTGATGATTCGAAAAATGTAATTTTATCGTTAGAAAGTGATGATTATATCAGAACTCCATTTGGAGAAGCGGTTACTCCTACTCTGTTTATAGCTTGCCGAGAAAAGAAAACCGAAGTATTTCTTAGTTGGGATGTATATTTAGGCCTTGAACAAACCAGCATGCTTTATCGCCTTGATAAACAGAAAGCAGTTGAGCGAAACTGGCTAGTATCCACAGATACAAAGGCTGTTTTTTATAAAGGTAATGACATTGATTTCATCCGAAAACTAGCCAACTCAAGCAAAATGTATACAAAAATAACGCCTTATAATGAGAGCCCCGTAAGTGCAACTTTCAATTTAAACGGCCTGTCAAACGCGCTAAAACCGCTTCAAGCTGCTTGTAACTGGAAATAGTATTAAATCATGTGGCTTAGCCACAATCACAGATAACACAAAGCCCGTGAAAACGGGCTTTGTGTTATCTGTACTCGAAAATGTGGTCACTGCGTGGACACGCGCTGACATAAATCCTTTTACATCAATAAATTAAGTCATCATTTTTTTCATCAACAAGGATTTTCACGTTTGTGTTACCTGTATGAGACGAGAGTTAACCGGACAAGTGTGCCATAATCTCGCGGCCAGGCATACTTGCGAAGATTTCAGGTATAAGGATACGTAATGATACAACCTATTTCCGGCCCTCCTCCTGGGCAACCACCAGGTCAGGGAGATAACCTGCCGTCTGGCGCGGGCAATCAGCCTTTATCCAGTCAGCAACGTACTTCGCTGGAAAGCTTAATGACGAAAGTGACCTCACTGACGCAACAACAAAGAGCAGAACTGTGGGCGGGTATCAGGCACGATATTGGTCTGTCGGGAGATTCACCGCTGCTTTCGCGTCACTTCCCTGCCGCTGAGCATAATCTGGCGCAACGTCTGCTGGCCGCGCAAAAAAGCCATTCTGCCCGCCAGCTTTTAGCGCAATTAGGGGAGTATTTACGTCTGGGGAATAATCGTCAGGCGGTCACGGATTATATCCGTCATAACTTTGGTCAGACGCCGCTGAATCAGCTCTCACCGGAGCAATTAAAAACCATTCTCACCCTGTTGCAGGAAGGGAAGATGGTTATTCCGCAACCACAGCAGCGCGAGGCGACCGACCGTCCTTTATTACCGGCGGAGCACAATGCGCTAAAACAGCTGGTGACCAAACTTGCGGCGGCAACGGGGGAACCCAGCAAACAGATCTGGCAATCGATGCTGGAACTTTCCGGGGTGAAAGATGGCGAGTTAATTCCAGCGAAACTGTTTAACCATCTGGTGACCTGGTTGCAGGCGCGCCAGACGTTAAGCCAGCAAAATACGCCGACGCTGGAATCACTACAGATGGCGCTAAAACAACCTTTAGATGCCAGTGAACTGGCGGCGTTATCGGCATATATCCAGCAAAAATATGGCCTTTCTGCGCAATCATCGCTTTCTTCTGCCCAGGCCGAGGATATTCTTAATCAGCTTTATCAACGGCGGGTTAAAGGGATTGATCCGCGTGATATGCAACCGCTGCTTAATCCTTTTCCACCGATGATGGACACGTTGCAAAATATGGCAACGCGTCCCGCGCTGTGGATACTGTTAGTCGCGATTATCCTGATGCTGGTCTGGCTGGTTCGTTAG